TCGCCAATAAGCACATAATCGTTAGTGCCAACACAAAACAGTGTGGCTGCTGAATACCGAGCGCGGAACTTCAAACCAGGCGTTGAATTGACGGTGACTGAAGAAGCAACAACTGTTACTTGACCTGCACCGATTTGCAGAAGATCAATAGCCTGACCAGCGGTTAAACCTGTTGTACCGTTGACGGTGACAGTGATTGCAGACGCATTGCTGAGTGTCACCATTTTCCCAGCATCGCCAGATACAAGGGTATATGTCGTACCTGTTTGTGCGTTTAAAGTTTGGGCGTTTGAGAATGTACCCGTAGCCCCAGTTGCTCCCGTAGCACCTGTAGCACCCGTAGGACCAGTTGGTCCAGCAGCTCCTGTGGCACCAGCAGGCCCAGTAGGACCTGGGACGGTTGAGTCGGCACCAGTTGCGCCAGTGGCTCCTGTTAACCCAGTCGAGCCAGTTGCGCCAGTCGGACCTGTAGGACCAGCAACCGTTGAGTCAGCACCCGTCGCACCAGTTGCACCGGTGGCACCAGTCGCACCCGTATTCCCAGTCGTACCAGTAGCACCTGTTGGTCCAGTTGGACCTTGTACACCCGTAGCCCCAGTCGCACCCACGTCGCCAGTCGCACCGGTCGCCCCTGTAGCACCGACTGGTCCAGTCGATCCTGTAGCACCCGTTGGACCTGTAGGGCCTGTCGCCCCGACAGCACCCGTGGCTCCAGTATTACCAGTGGCACCCGTCGAACCTGTCGCTCCAGTAGCCCCCGTTGCACCAGTATCACCAGCGGTTCCTGTAGCCCCAGTCGCACCTGTTGCTCCTGTATTTCCTGTTGAACCTGTGGGTCCAGTGGGTCCCGTTGGACCAGTAGATCCAGTTGCGCCAGTAGAGCCTGTCGTTCCTGTCGCACCTGTGGGTCCCGTTGATCCAGTTGAGCCAGTCGGCCCAGTTGAACCCGTAGGTCCTGTAGAACCTGTTGGTCCTTGCGATCCTGTTGCACCTGTAGCACCTGTAGCCCCCTGTGGTCCTGCGCTGGAAGATCCAACGACTGTAACAACATTAGAGGTAATTACCCCTGATGTTTCAGACGCTCTTGTAACAGTGACATTCAATGTAGCCATTGCTACCTCGTCACATCAGCAAGAACCGTGACACTACCTGCGAGGATTGTCGAGATAATACCGCTGGCGTTTTCTTCTAAATCCCAATAAGCCAAACCTGGTGTAAGCGTGGCTGAGTCGGCAGCTGCCAACACACAAGTAACCTGCCCGCTTGCCCCCGACGTGACAGTGCAAGTGAAGGAGGCTTTGATTGTGGTGGAGTCCTGCGTAGAACGGATCTGGGCGCGGTAGGTGCGACCCGTGATGTTGATGGCTGTGCCGTTATCATCCTGAATGGTGGCAACAATCGTTTCGGTGTCGCCACGGGTAATGATGAGATCTTGATCTGCTGGTTGCGCCATAACAGGGGTATCTTACACTAAACCGCAGCCCCTGATTCGGTAAGGACTCGATGGACATCTTCGGGTACTTCGTAGGTTTCACCTGGTGTCATCAGCCAATGTTGTTTGCCGATGGTGGCGTTGACTTTGCGACGTACCTGCATGGGGATTATCACAGTCGCTGGGATGTGGGTCGGGTTGTCTAGCAGTTCACCGGCGGGTAGGGACGCTATGAGTTTCTTGGTGGCGTTAGCCCATGAAAATGTTTTGGTTGCCGAGATTTGACTGGCTGCACGGATACGGTTTGCTTCTCGGTTGTTGTACGCCTCGACCATCAATTCTTCAAGGACGGCCTGATTTGGTTCGTCCCACAGCCCCACAGACTCTGCTTTGGATTTGCCACACGGAACTACCCCAAAGGCTAAATGAGCGAACTGGGACTGTCCTGTGCTGTCTGAGAGGATTGTAGGGATACCTGACGCAATCGCTTGGAGAGGCATCAGACCGAACCCTTCGCCACGGGACACAGCAATAAAACAATCCGCTTTGTTGAACCATTCCCGCTGGGCTTCGATCGTCATCCAATTACGGTGCATAACCACATTCGGCGGGAACCGGTCAGGAGTATCACGGGCATGAGGAGCAGCTTTGATATGCAACTCACTGTTAGGCAACCCCAACGCCGTGAACGCTTTGACCACAATGTCTAAACCTTTACGGAACCACAACGATCCGCCAGCATGAAACCGAAAAGTATCTGACTGCTCCACCTCTATCGGTCGCCAAAAACGATGGTCAACACCCAACGGCACAACGCTCACATTGTCATGGTGGCGTGAAAACAACTCACGGTTATGTTCACACGGGACAATGATCTGGTCATACTTCGGCAGCCAACGAATAAAATACTCAGGCAAAGTATCCGTCTCCCACATCGTGAAACACGCACGGTGCTGACCTTCATGCCAACCACCCGCGCCATCAGGGGTACCCATATAGACATCAGTCGAAGCCAACGGATCAAGGCTTACCGTCTTAGGAAGCGACGTGACAAACCCTTCAAGCATGGAACCATAGCCAAACTTCGGGTCTTCACACCCCCGCCAAGACTGGTAGTTCACGAATCTGAACTGACCGGTTTAGCCTCAGAGATTGGTGCGCCTTCAATCTGCCATTTCTCTGTAGCAGAAGATTCCAACAGGGCAGCTCCGTCAATCTGCCGTGGTCTTAACCCTTGATCACGCAAACGCTTATAGGCGGGCATATCACGGTTCCAACCTTTTTCCCGCTGGTTGATCTCTTTCACTTGCGCCCCACGGGTGGTTGATTCATTGGCACCAAAACTGACACCGGCAACTCGACATCCAAAGCACCCCTCAACATCCAAGTTTGGATGTGTCTCTCTGTGTTTCATGTTGTTATGTAATCTCCGTAGCCAGCATCCCTAAGGTCTGCTTCTTCCTGTGCGGTCAACGGGTGGACATGACCACCGTGGTAGGTGATAGCAATCTCGGCTGGGTCAAACGGCTGGTTCTCAGTGAATGATCCGTCTGTCTTTTTGAACACATTGCGTCCACGTCGCCCAGGTCGTAGCGCCGCAAAGATCCCTGTTTCGTACCGGTCGGCCCATGCCACAAGGTTGTCTGTTGGAGGACTGAATGTTGCCATGTGTTGAGAATAGCAAAAGCCCCCCACCGAAGCGAGGGGCTTTGCTTAGAAAAGTTATTACTTCTTCTTCTTTGAGCGATTTGATGCAGCAATAATTTCTTTTAATTGTTTCTTCGCAGGAGTGTTGCCTTGTACGGTATAAGAAGCATTGCCTCTAATACTCTTATTAAAAGCATTTGCTCCTTCTTGCTGTGCTTTGTAAAAACCAATAGCAGAACTATTTTGCTTTGAATTGTTGATTGCTTTCTGTGATGCATTAAGTCCCAATTTGACAAGTTCATTTCCTGAAAGACCAGTACGACCCATTCCTGTATTTCCTAAAGCATCTTTGCGCATCTTTGCACTTGCAGCAAGGTTCTTCTTTTGTGATGCAGTCAACTTGCTGGAATCAGCAGTCTTGCTTGTCCTCTTAGGAGCAGCTTTAGGAGCCGCCATCTTCTTTGCGGGAGCCTTCTTAGCGGCCATATGTATTCCTCCAAATCGGGTTGGTGAATTTATCGTAACACAAACAAAAACCCCCCGTCCGAAGACGAGGGGTTCCTGCTAATTCCTTGTCGGAAATTATTAGGCGTTGGTGCCGATGGACGAAGCCGACTCGATACGACGGAGGGCTTCCTGACGGAACACACCGTAACCCACGAAGTGCTTCCAACCCACAGGGCGGAAACGCTTGAGGAGGTCGGTCACTGTGCCGTACACGATCGTTGGCTGTGCGCCGTACTCGCCACCAAGGGAAACACCCTTAGCGAGAGCCTGGCGACCCATGATCAATGTGCCGTACACGTCGATGGTTCCAGCAGAACCGCTGTTGTCAGATGCGTTAGCGAACAATGGAGCGCGTGAGGACTCCATGAAGCGAACGCCTTCAAACATTCCGATTTCGCCGTTGTAAATGCCTTCAGGATTTACATAGTTCGCTGGGGTACGCCATGCTGCTGCATCGGTTGCCGAACGGAAGTCGTAAGACACGTCGGGGTGGATGAAGCCGACATACGAACCACCGATGGTTGGCACATTTGCACCGCGCAACTGAGCGACGACCTTACGGACGTCGTTAGCTGCAAGGGTGTCATCTGAGTTAACCGTTGTACGGCTTGATGGATCGGTTGCACCGCCTGTTGCGTAAAGCACATTGTCGCCAGCCTGAAGAACATTACGAGCG